TTGCCGCCAGCCTTGAATACTGTCACTTCGCAGACCAGCAACCCGTCCTTAAATGCGGCTCGAATAATTTCCCGCTTGGCTCTGATTGCTTCGATTAGGCTGGTTTGTAGTGGACTGTTCATCGTATCGCCTCCAAAAAAGTGTGAGTAAACCCAGGCCCCGAAGGGTTTCATAGGTGGGTATCTGCCATTGGATCAAAGCAAATTGAAAAATTGCCTGTGTGCCGGTAAACTTTCTCGCACTCGGCAAAGCCGATCCATAGCTTTTGGTGTGCGTTAATCCTAAAGTCGCGAACCACCCTGCCGACCGAAGGGTCGTACACGCTGACCGTCTTGTCTCTATGGTAAACCACGCGTTTGTTTTTTTGCTGGATTTGTTTTTTTCGCGCCGTCATTGCTACCGCCCAAAAGTTACAGTAAACAAAAAAGAGTCAGTCACGATTCGAACGTGAAACCCGGCTTTTGGCCGCCATCCGAGGAGTACGCAATGCGTGGGCCTCGGCACTGACTCGCGTACTATACAGCGTCCCGAGAAAAGAATTTTTCAGGGGCTGTGGACTTCCTGCCGACCGAGCAAAACTTAGCAGTCTTGTCGTCTGCAAAGAAGATCCTAGCTGCTTCTTGATGCGAGTTGGCTTTGATCCACGCCACCAAGACTCTGCCGCTGAGGTAAATTTGGTATGTCGTCATCGTTCATCGTCTCCAAAAAAAGGTTAGTGAAAGACCCCGAAGGGTTTCGCCGTTGGTGGCTGGTTAGTGGGTTAGCGTGATGGTCTTGGATACCAAGAGCCCGCGACTTCGTGCAATCGCAGCAACTCGCTGGAATCGTACTGCCCGAGGACTTTTGGCGAAAAACACATCTTGAAAAGCATTGCGTTTTTGATTTCGTCCGACAAGTAGGCGAAAGCATTGCCGTTGATTGTCTCGAATGACTTGGCGACAATTGCCACCGTCTCGACTGCCCAGTCTGTTTGCTTTGTGATTGCGTTCATCTGTCATCGTCTCCGGTTAGTGGTTTGCGTTGCGTTTGCCTTACGTGTGTATATTATCGGGCAGGGGAATAAAGGTCAACAGGTTTTCTGAAAAAGATATGGAAGTTTTTCCAAAAAGCCGGGAGGCCAATTCCCCCCGGCCCGGTCAGGTGGTTAGCGTGCCAACATTAACCTAAGATGCTCTGCGTGCTTGATGCAAAAATCCAAGTGCTGTTGCATCGCTGCCGGTCGGATATCTGCTCGTCGTGCTGATTCCTTGGCAATGAAAGCTTCTGTCTCGATCAAAGCTTCCTGTACTCGCTTGCGTTGTTCTTGGCTCATCTTCAATCGTCTCCGGTTAGGTTTCCGTCAGGTCTCATTTGCTTCCGACGTGTGTATATTATCGACACCCCGAATAAAGGTCAACACCTTTACCGATAAAGATATCGAAGTTTTCCCCAAAACATGCGTTTCGCCAACGAAAACGCAGGGAAAAAAGATTGTGGTTTTTTTGGCTAGATGGCTAGGATCGCCCGAAACCACGAGCCAAAAGCACCCTGGCTAGGTCGGTCGCTATTTCGGCAACGGCTTCTTCGGAGAGGTCGGGCATAGCTGCGTGCAAGCATTCGTGAAGCGTTGTGTCGAGGTCTTGCCCTTCATCGAGTCCCGAGCGGATGCCGATCGTCCTAGGTTGGCCCCTGTCCCCTTCAAGGTCACAATAGCCGAATTCATCAGGCCTTGTGTCGTCGCGGAACACCCATGTTTGTTTGCGGATAATGGCCCTCATTATTTCGCCCTCTGCGAATCGTACCGCACGCAACCCGCCCGCCAGTCCCACCAAAATTTGAGCCATGCCGAGCCGATATTTTTTGGGCCTAGCATCTTCTCGACCTCCCAGCCGCCTTCGCCATCGCCCCAGGCATCTTTGTATCCTGGCACTCGAATATGTAGCTGCTCATCGTGATAAATACCGCCGTAGATCGTGATCCGTTGCCTTCTGATCGGTAGCTGCCATTCGTCGTGAGTATGTCCCGTCAATACGATCTGAGCATCGGGGGTAAATACCGCTAGGCGATTAGTCTGAATCGTTCCTCGCGTCACTGGCCCGCCGCCGCCCGTGCCGTGGTAGTGATGGAGCATCACCGTATCCTTACAAGCCCTGGCCCCTGATTGATTCGGATCCCTAAACCGGAAGATAACCCAACCGCCATATCCGCTAGCCTCAGCGATACCGCCGCGATGCCTTAATCGGGATGCCAATCTATCCGTCAAGTCAGTCTCGTGGGCTTTCGTCATTGCCGTTTCATGGTTGCCCCTGCCAAGTACCGCTAGGTGGCTCTTGAACGGCTCATAGAAGTCTGCTGCCGTCTCGACCAACAAATCGAAATAGTTGCTCCCCTGATGCTCTGGGCGTAAAGCGGATTTATCTTTCCGCTTGTCCCAAGCCCCCTGCATCGCACAAAATAGATCGCCGTTGTCGATGATTGGAGCGTCGTACTCGACAGCCTCTTGCAGGTGTTGCCGCTCTAGGTCTTGATCGCATTTGGGGTTGTCGTGGTGGACATCCGACCGAAGCAAAACCCATTGCTCCCAGTCTTTGTTCCTTCCAAGGTCGATCGTTATTTCATGGACGTTGTTCGATATCCGCTTTAACTTCCAAGCCATCTGATTTTCTCCAAATAGAGTAGGCTTCTTCGATCGTGATTTCAGGCTTGCCAAGCTTCGCGTTGACGGCGTTGTGCAACGCTACGCCCCAGGCAAAGAATGCTTCGGGGGATGAGAAGTCGGGAGGTATTTCCGCAAGGATTCGCTGATAGCCGTCCTTGCAATCGCACCGCTGCGGGATTAGGTACTGCCAGATGTCGAGGTACTGAGGATCGCACCCGCGATAGGAATGGAGCTTGGCCCAAGCGAATTGGCCTTGTTTAATCGTTCGCTCGATCCGCTTTGCGTTGACTTGCTCTTGGCTTATCGTCGGCGGTGGATCGCCCTGCATTGTGATCGTAAACGTCCTGGGTTGTGGCGCAGCCCCTAGGGTAAATGGCGTCCCGTCCATGTTGATATTTAAGCTAGATTGATCGTCCATGAAGGAGCCCCTGTACAAACTGATTGACTTGAAAAACCCGAACATGTTTGCGTTCGAGTGTGGGCGGTAACTGTTTGATTCCACTTTTGAGCGAACTTAGGCAAGCATCGGCCATCGGGTAAGCAGCATTCGCAATCGTCGAGGAAATCGCCGCAAGCCTCATTGCAGTTGCCCACGAAACAGTCCGACGGATCGAAATAGGGAGGCGCAATTTCGCCTGCGCCGCCTACGCTGATACCGCAACCGCAAGCCAAGAAATCACCGAAGGGAAAGCCTACGCCGGGCCTGAAACAAGTCGCTTCATTCTCTGGATTGATCTGGAAGTCTAAGCAGTTGACCGAAAACGCCGTGCCTGGGCATTCGTATTCAGGGGTCGCGCATATCGTTAAATTCGTCGTGCAGGATACCGCCGGGATGCAAGGGTCGTCGAAACACCCGTCGATATCCGTTACGTTTGGAGTTTGCCCTAGCCCGTCATTGAAACAGTTTTCCGCTTCAGACTCGATGATAGGCCCGCCCGAGGTGACTTCATCGGTGCAGTAGCAAGGCTCGTTGAAAAAGCATCCCGTAAGGGCAGACGGGCTAGATGGTGAGTTAATGCAAACCGAGCTTGCGTAGTTGTACGGTTCATAGTTGCAAGAACTTGCATCGCATCCAGGGACTTCGGCGTTTGTAAATTGAATCGCCCCGGTCGGCATTTCGTCATAGTAGCGGACTCTATCAAAGCCGAAGACGCCTGAGTTTCGGCATAAATTCGAGCTGCTAAAAGGTGGTGGGTCGGCTGGTACGTCGCTGCAACCAATCGCACCCGATGCACCTATGCTAATTTCGTAATCGGGATTCACCTCGAAGCAATCGGTATTTAGCATCGTCACCGTTTGCGATCCGCTGGTAAGACCGTTTTGGTAGATCGCCGTTTCGTATTCGTAATTGAACCGTGACCGGATAACGATCTTGCACCCGCCGGTTTGCCCCTCCACGCCTTCGCAGTTGACTTCCTCTTGACTAATGCGAACGACGATACTTTTTGCTCTGCGCCAAACCGCCATAAAAGCATTGTCGGTATACGCTACCGTGCTTTGAGTTTCTGCTATCGGGGAGTAGCTACCGCCGCAACAATAATCCTCTGGAACGTCGCTACAATCGCCGCCCAATGGCCCATACTCGAACCCTCGATAACTGCCCCTGGTTTGCCTTGTGTGAAGCGTTGTGCATTCTTGAAGTACCGAGCCTTCGTAAAGTAAAGAACTGCAACTTTTCGACCAACTCGGAGCGCTGTTCGGTGTAAATGTTTGTTCATAGCAACAAGTGCCGCTCCAACCGCCGCCCGTGTAGCCGCTGATCGTAACGGTCGGCAAATCCTCGATTGGAAGGCATTCGCAAGTGCAACAGCATCGACCTATCCCGCCCATTTAACACAACTCCACTGCAAGCCACTTGGCATCAACAGGAAGCAGTAAGACGTTAGCTGCCGAAGCAATCGCCACGCCTGTTGGATTCCATGCCGTGTATGTTATCGTCCCCGCTGTCCAATTGCCAGACGCCGGAGCTTTGGCTGTCACGGTCCCGCTAGTGTTCGCACCGATGCCGGATCCTGCCACCGCCAGCAATGGCGTTTCGCAAGCAATCACCTTGATTAGGTCGTCCTCTTGTTCGTCGTCACCGATAAACGTAAACAGGCACCCCTTCGACAGGTCAAACGACGCATCCACCGGCCCCATCCGCGTACCTGTCGAGTAGGTCGCTGAGTCTTTCTTTGCTCGGAAGATCGGCCCCCATTGAACCGTACCGATTTCATCGGGCAAGCATTCGCCAGGGCCATTGAGCAAGAACGGCCCTACCACTGAATTGCTGTAGTCGAAGGGCCTAGTGACCTCAATGTACGTGGTTCCGTCGATCTCGCTGGCCCCGTTCATCTGGACGCATCCATAAGCCGGAATCGTCGCGGTTGATCGATTGATGAAATAGATCGGAGTTGGCGTATAAGGAATTGCCATCGTTGCCGATGCGCTTCCCATCCGCTCAAAGGCTTGAACGGATTCCCAAATTCGCTTGGCCTGTTTCGGCGTGTATACTCCGATCTCTTTGGCCATTAGCCCCTCGTATCGCAAAGCAGGGCGATTGAATAGATCGCCGGGGTCACGGCCGTAGCCGTCGCTGCGTCGTTGCTACTGATCGACAAGCGAACTTCGAGCAAGTCCCCAGGGTCGACGCCTGTTGCGTTGATGGTGAAGTTGTAAGCCGCCGCCGTAAGGCTATTCATTGACTGTGCGGTTGTAGTTACCAAGTCCGATCCAAGAACCCCGTCGGCCCCAACGTAAGCCTCTGCGTCGATCGTGCAAGAAACATCCGCAACGGTCGTTTCCATCTTGGCCCGGATCTGCAATTGGATCGTCTGCCCGTCCTCGTAGTTGGCCGGTATCGGGATTGCCAAATAGAGCCGTCTGGTAGTCGCTCCAAGAGCCTTAACATCGCCCGCCGTGATTCTGGCCGGATTAGTTCCCCAAGTGCCTGAGACTAGCCCTAGATCGTCGCTCGATGCCGATGCCGGTAGGTTTGTTGCGACTGCATCCCAGGTTCTAGCCTGAGTCAACGGTACAATCGACTCGGCAAGCACCCTTTGGGCTAGCTTGGTCGTTGCGATGTCGGCATTCCCCGCGATCGTGTAATTGGTGATAACCTCGGGGGGCAAAATGATTGTTACGTCTGGTACGGTTGTCATGGTAGTAGTCCTAATGCTCCATAAGGGAGGGGGTTGTAAAGCTTAAATTCTAGCCAATGGGCTTGAACTGTGTTAGGTGGCTCAACGTCGGCAAGCTGGTATCCGTTTTGATCTAGCAAGACTGGCCTTGTCACTGGCTCACCGTTTCGCATGGCTCGAATGATTTGGTATGGCAATCGCCCTGGCGCAGGGGGCCCAACAATGTCAAGCCGCTTGTAGTAGCCCTCATGCCGGACCCGTTTGTACCAAGCTTTATCGGGGGTGGTTCGGTACGGGTAGCGGAATTGAATCACGGCCGTAACTTCCCAGTACCCGCCGCCGCCGACGTTTGGATCCTTAACCGATACGCCCTGTAGCTTTTGCATCTTGCCAGTGCCAGGAGGCCACCCTAGGAACAAATCAGAATTGACCGACTCGCGATAAGCTGCTTGGACAAACGGATTGAACAAAAGCATGTTCTTGCGAATCGTAACCGTCTGATCGGCAAAAAGTCGCTTGAGCCCTTGGATTGGCTCGTTGTTTTTTGTAACGATCGGATTGCCGTCGTAGTCTTCATCAATCTCTTCTTCCGTCTCCACGTCATCCCAGTCGATTTTAGCCGCCGACAGGATCGGGCTTTGAGATTGATTGCCCGGCCCGAACTTAATTTCCCCGTTGTAATTGACCGTAACGATCCAGTAGACCGGGCTGATACGCTGTGGCCTTGCTTGGTCGGCAAAAACGTAGGGGTACGCTGGCGAATACGACGAGCCTGCCACTGGTATTCCTTGGCCTTGCACTACGTCATCGACAGTCGCCTGTGGAGTCGTGAACACTTGGTACGCCGACGTAAAAGCCGCCTGAGCCGTGCGGAATTTATCAGTAAGGCTGAAATCGCCGGTAACATTTGACCACATTGGAGTGACCGAGATTACATTGCTCATTTTACAATCTCGATTCTAAGTTCTTCGCTCGGGGATCGATTCGCGTTGTCAAGCAGTACGTTGGTTCGCTTTTGCTCCTCGACTTGCTTGGATGTGTTCTCAACTAGCTTGGCAATTGGGCTATCCGTTTGGCCTCGCACAAGCACCCGCGACTCAAAGGCAGTTAGCGATCGGATCTGGTCCTGTAACGCATTAGCCGCCCCGGCTCTTGGCTTTAGATCGATGCCGATTTCTAGCTTCATCGCGTCTTGCAATGCCTCAAGCCGCTCTCGAATCTTCGAGTCAAAATCTTCGGTAAGGCTGCCGACCGATTCATCGAGGATTGCTTGCAAGCTCTTTTCGGTTTCAGTTACTGCCCTTTCGCCAAACGAAGGCATGTCCTGGAATGCTTCGGCAAACGTGGTTTTTCCCATCGCCACAACCGCAGCGATAGCCCCAATGTTTTCAACTAGCCACGAGGCTTGAACTGCCATTTCCTGGAATCGGAAAACAGAATCGTTAGCAATCCGGTTTACGCTTAACAGAATCGACGCCGAAACCGATTCCATAACATCCTCGAACCGGAACACCGCAAGCTCTGCTACGGTAAACCCGGTCACGAAAGCTTCGGCAATCGTCTTGCCTACGTCCTGCATTGCGTTTGCTAGGTCTTCTCCGTGTTGGACGAAATCATCCATCGCCGGAATCATCGAGCTTTGGATAAACTCGAAGGCAACCGCCAAGCCTCGGTAGACAACATCCCGAATAGGTGCAAGCAAGGCCCCGAAGGACTCGTAAAGGTTTTTGGTCGCAACGCTCAAGGCTTCGCTAGCCTCTAACGCCGACTTTGCCGAGTCAGCCTTATTCAATAGCCCCTTGGTAGCCAATTCGCTAACCGCCGCAAGCCGTTCTTCCGTTGTGGCTAGTTCGTTGATATTCGGAATCAAGCCCTCGAACGCTGCGAAGTTGCCCTTTACCGCATCCTCGACCATCCGCATCGCTGAGGATAAGTCTCGATCGAACACCCGCGATAACCCAAGAGCCGCTTCGGCCATGTCCTCAATATCGCCCGCTCCAGCACCGCGCCGCAATGCTTGGGCCATCTGATCCTGGATGCGTCCCGAATCGACGTTAGTCATCCGCTCAAGGCTATTGGCAACCTTGACCATTTCATCCGATGCCGCTTTGCCTGCCCCTGGGATTAAAGCGACTGTCTCGGCAAGCTTGATCGACGATCGGTTAAGGTCGTCAAACGCTGCGACCGATGCCGATGCAAACCCAACAACAGCCCTGCCCGCTTCGACGATGCCGATTACCGCTGCCGTCACGCCTGCTAATTGGGCTAGGCCACGGATCGAAAATTCGACTTGCTGAGCCGTTTGCGTCACTTCGGTCGAGAACTGACGCAACACCGCCGAAGCTTCGTTTTTCGCTCCAAGTGTTACTTCTACGTCAGCCATTTTTACGCCTCTGTTCTTCGATTCGGTTTACGTCGGCTTCAAGTGCATTTTGCACCGAAACAAACCAAGCATCCTGATCGTAAATCCCGCCCGCCTCCGGCAAGATCCCTTTCGAGACCCAAGCCGCAAGGTTGGCCGCTGAACTAACTCGATGCCCTACGTAATCCTTCGGGCAATCGACGATTTCAAAATACCCTCGACCCTCGCAAGCATCGCAACCGGATTCGTCGCAACCTGGACAAGCTAGCATCAACGGAAGGTCGTTGCTTGGCTTGTTGTTGCATTGGTTTCGAGTGCAAGTTTTGCATAATTCGCCGCATCGAATAAATGCGGCGGTCCTTATTTTTTTTTATCACCTTCGCTAGCCGAATTGCCGCGTAGGCAACAACTGACAAGCTTAACCGCGTCGGCAACTTCGATTTCTTCGTCCCAATCATCTATGGGCTTTTCGAGGCTCCAACCAGCCAAGCAAATCGAGACGGCTTCGCGGATCGCTGCTATCTGTTTCTTTGGCTCGGTCGATTCCCTGAAATCGCTGATAAGCCCCAAGACCTGTTCGGTCTTTCGGAACTTTAAGCGATTCAAGGTAAACTCGATGTCGCACCCGTCGATTTTGTCTGCGAATGTATTAGGCTGCATGGTTGAAAGCGATTGAAAATTCTTGGTCCGAGGTGTCCACGTTTTTGTTTGCTTGCCATTCGAGTTGATCGATCATAATGCCGTTTCGATCACCCATTGGCTTGGCTACTAGCTGAGCCTTGGGGATTGTAAATACAAGCGTTGAGGTTGTTGGCCCCGCGATAGTAAACGATAGGCTAGCCTCGGTCCCGTCGCGGAATTGGCCGTATCGGTTTTGGGTAGCAATCAACTTAGATTCTGGATTGCCAGTGATTCGCGGATTGCGATCCGTGATGACAAAGCTATCGACGCCTGCCGCCGAGGTCGAGCATTCTCGAGCGGTAATCACGTTGCCAAGGTCGATCGTTGCCGACTCTAGGCAGATATTCGTCGACGCCCAAGACGTTGCACCGCCCGCAACGCGAAGCGGTAGCGTGTTGACGTAGTTGATCGACGATGGAATCGCAACGTCTGCTTCGTCGCTGTAGACGCCTTGGAAGTCAAATTCAACTCGCCCCATTCTGCCGGTAGGCAGGACAAATCGAGCATTGCCGACCGCTCCGTAAATCTGCCTGCGAACCCCATCGAAGAACCCCGCGATTGTGAGGGTCTTTACGCTACTCCCTGACGCGGGAACTTCGGTTTTCGGGTAATAGGTAGCCGTCGAAAGCACAACGCCGCAAGCCGGAAGGAAAGTGCTGGCCCATGCCGGAACTGCCGAGCCATCGTAGGCTAGGTCAACCGAGAATGTAGCCCTGCCAATTCTGGCCCCTGGAATCGAGGTTAAGCGACCGAAACCGCCTTGCCCCTGCCTTTCCTCGAAAGGAAACTCCGGGTTAATCATTAGGTCGTAAGCGTTGACCGTGCAATCCGCTGCCGCGAGCGTTTCGGCTGTCCCTACGGTCGATTCGATCTTCGCGCCTAAAACGGTCTTTTTACGTAGTAGCATATTTGTCTCTCCCGAGTATGTCGTTTGCGTCCTGTTTGGCTTCTTTGAGCTTGCGAACCATTATCGATTTAGCCTGAGCCGCCCCGCGATCAAAAGCATCCTTGACGCCCTCGAT